GACAAAAATAATAGGGTATAAAATATCGCCCAAAAAATGAACTAACAAATTTTATATTGTATAGTAATATTACCACAAAATTATATTTGTGAGTAAATTACTAAACATAAAAAACCAAACAGCCGATTCAATCGATTTATTGATTGATACCGAAATAGGCTCTTATGGTGTTTCTGCTAAAGGATTTATTTCAGAGGTTAAAAACGCAGGAGTTAAGAATATCAACCTAACTATTAACTCAGTAGGTGGAAGTGTTTTTGATGCTTTTGCGATTTATGACTTTTTAGTTTCTCCTCAAAATAACTTTAATGTATCTGTAAAAATCGAAGGTTTAGCGGCTAGTGCTGCTACTATTATCGCGTTGGCTGATAGAAAGAAACCTAAGATGACAGAAAATAGCTTCTTTATGATTCACAACCCTTCATTGTTGGTTATGAACTTTTCAGATATGGAAGCAAGTGATTTAAGAGAGCAAGCGAAAGAATTTGAATCAACTGCTGACTTCTTAGATTCTATTAAAAATAGATTGGCTTCTATTTATTCAAATATAACTGGAAAAAATAAAGCTAAAATCAATCAAATGATGGATGATGAAACATGGATGGATGCACAAGAAGCATTATCAAATGGTTTTATTTCATCAATTGAAAAAGGTGTTGCTATTGCGGCTATGGCTGATGAGCAAACGCTTAAAAAGTACGGCTATAATAAAGCATCATATATTAACAATAAAACCAATTCAGAAATGGATATTAAAAACGAGATTACCGAGTTGAAAGACTTAGTAAAAAGCTTATTCACTTCTAAAAAAGAAGAAGTAAGCAATGTTGTTACTGAGGTTAAAATCTTAGATAACGAAGAAGTAAAAAATAAAATTGCTTCAATCGAAAGCGTAATTGCATCTCATGAAACAGAAGTTAACAACAAAATTCAAGAAATTGAAGAGTTGAAAAACAAACTTTCTGCTTTAGAAGATGAAAACGCTCTTTTGAAAGCAAGTAAATCAGAAATACCAGCAGCGCAAAATACAGCTAACACAGAGCCACAAAACTCTGAAAAAGGTGCATTTGCTCAATGGTTAATTAAAGCGGCTCAAAACAGATAATAACAATTTAATAAATAATCAAGATGGCAAATTTAATCGCAACCAGTTTTTCGCACACGTACGCAGGAGTTGAGTACTTGTCGCAATTATTCTACAAACCCCAAGAGGGTAGAGATAACGTATTCGCTAACTACAAAGTTATGCCGAACGTTAAAACAAAAATTAACCTTTATTTACCAGGCACTTTAGCTAAAGTTGTTCGTGCTTACACTACTTGCGGTTTTTCTGCAACAGGTGGAACTACTACAATCACAGATAGAGTACTTGATGTAAACAAAGTGAAAGTAAACTTAGAAGAGTGCGTTGATGCGGTATTTGATACTGTATTCGAAGAAGCAATGAAAGCAGGTGTGCAAATCACTGACCTTTCAGGTACTATCATCGAAACAATCGCAAGAACAAAAGTAGTTGAAGCAATTAAATCTGATGTTGGGCGTATCGCTTGGTTCGGTAAAGTTGGTGCTTCTTCTGCTGACTACTCAATGGCTGATGGATGGGTTGAATTGTTTATCGATTCTTCTGCTACTTTAGGTCAGTTCTTCAATATGGATTCAAGTTCATACGAAACTGCTGGTACTTTAGTAACAAACGGTGCATACAACGCATTAAAATATATGTACGAAAACCAAACTAAGGTTTTACGTCAAGTTGCTAAGAAAGACAAAGCGTTCTATGTAACCGCTACTGTTATTGACAACTTAACTACTACTTACGAGCAATTGGGTACTGGCAACAACTTAGGATTGACTATGTTGATGGATGGTAAACAATCGTTGATGTTCAGAGGTATTCCGTTAATCGAAGTAACTGGTTGGGACACTGACTTAGCAGATTCTGACAATCCACAAGCTGCTTTCGTTGGTGATAACATGATTGTTTTAACAATGAAAGATAACTTGGTAATTGGTACTGATGTAACAGACCCAAGCGCAGAATTGAAATTTAGATTTAATGATGATGATGATGAGAAAATGAAAATCACATCTAAGTTTAAAATCGGTTTCCAAATTATTCACCCAGAATTAGTATCATTCGGCTACTAGGCCGAGTGATACCATTCTACAAAACTTTAAGATATGGCAAATATTGATGAAGATATTTTAATCACGTGCGCGGACGAAAACCGTAGAGGCGGTATAAAACGCGTGTACTTGGCGAATGCCGATAAGATTACTTCTTTTACAGCGAGTGTAAGTAACCACAGTTACACGTCAGTAACTATGGATTCAACGGCCGATGAGTGGTTCGAAGTACAAGGTGAGTTTGAGAAAAAAGTATTGACTGGTGAAGGTTCTATAGAGAATGGCTCATCTGTTTCTACCAACACTTTAACTATCCATGTTCCGAAAATCGAGAAAGTAAAAGGTAATGCGATTCAAGAATTATTCAACTCATGTAAAGTAGTTGCGATTGTTGAAACATATACTGACACTGGCACTTATAACCAAGCTTTGGTTATTGGTTACGATGATATTCTAGGCGTAGATGCTGGTTTAAGAATGTCAGTAAATCAATCAGTTGAAGGTGAGTTGCAAGGCTTAAACGGTTATGATTTAACCTTCACTGGTAAATCTGCTGAAGTGTTCCGCGAATTTGTTGGTTCAATTACCACAAATAGTTCGGGTTCTGTAAGCTTTGGTTCTTAGTTAAGAATTCAATAATAAAATTAGGGAGAATCGTAAAAAAGTTCTCCCTTTTTTTTAAATTTGTTTTATGTCAGAAACAACAAAAAAACATAACGTAAAAGCATCTTCTTTAAATCTTGTTGATACAAATGTAAGACAAGAGAAAAAGAATGAGCAAAGCGTTTCAGATACCCCGTGGATTCCGTTTTTCAAAGATTCAAACAATATTTATATCAATGATTTAGCGTTACGCGCTAGACGTTCACCAGTTCACGGCTCAATAATTAGAAGTAAAATTGCTTATGCTTGCGGTCAAGGATTTGAATTCAAGATAAAAGGCAAAGAGTATAGGCTCGATGACCTAGATGCTAAATACAAAAAATGGTTTCAGCAATGTAATGCAGACGGGCAAAGTTTTAATGAGGTATTTCGAAACATAATGACAAACTTCATCATGCTTGCAAATGCTTATCCTTGGGTAGTTAGAACAGCTAGAGAGGGTGTATTTGGCTTGTATAGTGAAGATGCGACAAAGGTTAGAATATCAAAGGACAAAAAGAAAACATATCGCTCTTCATTTTGGAGAGAGAATTTAAACAATAAAAGCGTAAGCAAAGATACGCCGATTGATAGCGATGTTGATTTATATAGAGGCATCAAAACGCAAAGAGAGTATTTAGTACATATCAAACAATATTATCCTGAATTCGATTACTACGGAATACCTGAATATATACAGGCTTTGGAATGGGCAGATGTTGAGTATAATATTCCTAGATTCAACAACAACAAGTTTAAAAACGGTTTCTTTCCTTCGGCATTAGTTCAATTGTTTTCTAATCCACCTGAAGGAATGGAAGCAGAGGATTATGTACGTAAAATAGTGAATAGATTTAGCGGTGAAGATAACAACAGCAAGATAATTGTTGAAATGTTAGATTCACCTGAACAAGCAGCAAAAATACATGAGTTTGGAAGCGGAAAGGATGGTGAGTTTATAGATTTAGATAAGTTAGCTAGTGAAAATATTATTTCAGGCCATAGATGGTCATCAGCATTAGTTAAAGAAACGGGCGGTAAATTAGGAGGTAATCAACAGCTTATTAATGAGTATCAAAAAGTAATGAATGGTGTCGTAGTTCCCGACTTTCAAACACCAGTATTAAGAGAGGTTAACAAGATATTGAGCCGCGAGTTTAACGATGAGATTGAAGTAAGTATTATTCAATTAGCGCCGCTTGGTGTTGATTCAAATATTGATGTTAATGCTGTTATGACTATTAACGAAGCGCGTGAAAGAATAGGTTTAGAATCGTTTATGGAAGAGGGAGAAGAAATAGGAAATGAATTTGTGAAGAGTACAAACAAACAAAAAACTTCTAACAATGGCCTTTAATACTGAAATAATAACATCACAAGAGTGTGTAGATATTGCTTTGCAAAACAACATTAACTTTGATAAGGCAATACTAGATAAATACATTATAAACGCTCAAAGAACGTATTTAAAAAGTACAATCGGAGAAGATTATTATGATGAGATTTTAGACATGGTAGAAACTACCTCTACAATGACTAGCGACAATCAAACGGTAATTGATAACTTCATTAAGCCTATGTTGGCTTTCTTTGTTGTATGGGAGGCAATGCCAGAAAGCAGAAACAATATAACTAATCAAGGCATAATGATTAATAGAACCGAGTTCACGAATCAAAGTGACAAGTTCGATTTCAGTACGCTAAGAAATGCGGTATTTAGACAGGGTGAAATTTACATGAGAGATTTAGTTGAGTATATTAAAAATCAACAAGAATTGAATTCATCAAAATATCCTTTGTTTGATTCGAGCGGCAAAAAGCAACAGAATAAAAACGGAATAATTTTCTACTAGAATGGGAATAGTTAACTGGCATAAGGAAATAGAAAACGACCAACTTCACGACCCTAAAGACTTTTCGTTGGCGACTAAAGGTGATTTGTTTTGGAAGGATGGTTTTAACGAGATTGAATATTTACAGATGCCTGTACTTCCTGCTGTTTTGGATTTAGTGACGGCATCGAGCGCGCCACCTTCAGAGGTTCACGGAAACAGATATGTATTAATTGATACTACTGCCGTTAACGCTGCGTGGGATGGAGCGCAACAAAATGACTGGGTAGAATACGATTCATCTGCTGACTTGTGGGTAAATATAACGCCTGAAGAAGGCGCTGTTGTGTACGATAAAAACACAGATGGCTTATATAAGTTTGACGGCTCGACATGGAGTTCAGCGAGTGGTTCAAGTGGTTCGTTTGTAAAAACAGACGGAACAACACCGCTTACTGCTGATTGGGATGCAGGCGCGTATGAAATAACAGCCGAAAGTTTAAAAGTAGATGGAACAGCAGGCGCAGGTCATTTTCACATGCGGTATCAAAGCGCAATACCTACAGGCGCAGCTAACAATAGCAAACTATTTGCAGGTGCTACTGGTGCTTTAGGTTGGGTAGTCGATTCTAATGCTTATGCCTTTTATTTAGATATGACTGGAAATACTGCAAGCATAACATTAACAGTACCTAACGCAAGCGGAACAATAGCGCTAACAAGTGATATAACCAACGTATCTACTGATGATATGGTTATTGATGATAACACTAGATACATACGATTAAAAGCTGGTTACACAACTTCACAATACTTTCAAATTCAAAATACAGGTGGCGAAAACGCTATGAAGTGGCTAGGAGATGGTTCTGCGGAAGCTAGAGGTCAGTACAAATTCTACGCGGCCGCAAATGGAGGGCAAGAATTATTTGTTATTAGAGCAATTTCACACGGTGGATTCACTAAGATGAGAGTTCAGGCCGAAGATAATCAAGGTGTTATTGATATTTGGGGGAATCAGGTATATCAATTAATTTCCTTAAATAGTACAAGTACATCGTATTTCTATAACTCATTGATTGTGGGTGATGCTACAATAGATGCGTCCGCGTTATTCCAAGTAAAAAGCACTACTAAAGGTTTTTTACCTCCTGTTATGACAGCAACACAAGCGGAAGCAATAAGCTCACCAGCAGAAGGTTTGTTGGTATATTCAACTAACGGCACAGGTTCAACAATTACAAGTAAAGGTTGGTGGGGTTATGATGGTTCAGCATGGAATAAATTAAATTAAAAGATATGGCACTTAAAATCACATCAGTAGTAGGAATTAAAAAAGGCAACGAAATAAGTTCATCAAATGAATGTTATGTTGTTATAGATAGCACAGAGCCAAATAAAGCTGGCGATGTTTACATTAATGTAACCACGTTCAAAAGTCAGGCAGAAAGAAATGCAGACTACAACGCTAACCAATGCGAGGTTCAATTTCCTAAGCGTTTTGCTTTGAAAGGCAATGGAACTCCATTCGATTATACTATGACACTAGAAAGCTATTTTGGGGTGTTGTACGGGTATATCAAATTACAGTTAGAGGCTTTAGGCTTAACAGTTGTAAATGTAGCGTAATGGGCTTACTACTCCTCATAATCGCGCGTTTATTATCGTGGGTTCTTTTCCCGTTGGGTTGGGCTTACTCATTAATAACATTGCGTTTACGATGGAATAGATTAAATGACTACGCTTTAAGTATTGCGCTATCATTAGACCAACTAGGGAATGTGGTGTTGAGCAACTTAATGAACGATGTATTGATTCAAAAAGGTGGTTATAAGTTCGGCAATCCTGATGATACTATAAGTGCAGTATTAGGATTTAATAAAAAGATAGGAATGCTAAAAAAAGGCGGTAAATTATTATCTTCGCTTTTAAATAAACTAGATGCCAATCATGTAGAGAAGGCAGCAGAAAAAATTAAATTATAAGCTATGAGCGAACAACCACAACCAGTACAATTAAACTCAAAAACCCCAAAAGATTGTTTAATCTTCTTTAATGAGAATCTAAGAAAGAATTTAAGCGCAGAAGAAAAGGACGGATTCTTCCATGAGTTTAGGCTAGAGGCCGCAGGAACTATTGCGAAGTTGATTGAGGAAAACGAGGCGTTGAAAAAAGAATTAAGTATTTTAAAAGAAACTCCAAAAATAGGCTAAATGAATCCTCAAACCATAACTATACTATTAACCGTTGGCGGAATATTCGTTGGAATTATAGCCTATTTCCTTAACAGATT